CCTACTGTCCAAGCCCAAGTATCATCTCTAATTACGCCAATCAGTAAATAGTTTCCTGAAGCGGCAGATGATATTGTTGCATCAGCGCACATAGCAACTATACCCGCTGTTGCAATAGCATCGGCATCGCCTAATTGCGCTTTGCCTGTTGAGTTTATATAACAAGCATCGCCTATCGCCTGACTCTCGTTTGCCGTTAATACAATCTTTACACCACTTGCCGTGTGGTCTGAACCGGGTGCGGCAGTTAAATTAACATCGCCAGTTAAATTCGACGTAATTGATGTTACTGCCAATGAACCAGTAGTAGCATTATAAGTTATTGCGGCATCTGTTTTAGGCCCTAAATCCCCTGTTGCGCTTTCAAATAAAGCTACAAAAGCTGTTGAATCTGTCGTATCGGCTACCGTTATTGTTGTTGGCACACCACCTGCGCCTGCGGCCGCCCAAGTAATTGTTCCTGCGCTATTAGTTAATACCGTTGACCCTGTTGTTGCTGTTACAATATTTATGGTGTTGGCAGTATTACAAACTAGCGCTGACCCTGCGGCAATAGTTGAAAATCCAGTACCGCCGTCTGCAACTGCTACATCTGTTCCACCTGGTACATAAGCATCTCCAACATATAAAATGTTTCCATCTGTTACCGCTGTGTCAAATTGTGCTTTTGTTCCTGTTATTCCAACAATAGTTGTCTGGTCACCGCTATTAGTTCCAGTTAAACCTAAATCAGTTTTTAGAGTTGCTAATGTATTTACTTCCGGCGCTCCTGTTCCCGCTGTTTTTCTATAAAAAACTGTAGAAGTAGAAACACTAGCCATCTTCGTAAGTGTTACCGTTCCTTCTGATATTGTGGTTATATTTGACCCTGTCGGACAAGTTACATCGCCTGTCAACGCGCCTCTGGTCAGTAATGGCGTTGCGTCAACATAAACTAAAGTTGTATCTATCATTGACCCAACTGCGTCTTGCGCTTCTTCATTAGTATATGACCCGCCGCCGGCAGCCCAAGTGATAGTGCCACCGCTATTTGTCAAGACTAACGAACCTGTTGTCGATGTTACAAGATTCAAAGTGTTAGCTGTATTGGCCGCTAATACCGTTCCTACCGGTATAGTGTATATTCCAGTCCCGCCGTTAGTAATAGCAATAACCCCGCTATCGCCAACATCACCAGCGTTGACAATCGCGCTGAATACTGCACCTTTTGTCATTTTCCCAACTACTGAAGGCATTAGATAGTCACCGTCATTGTTGTTGGATTAGTAAATCCCGGATTATTAGAAACGTATACTTTATAATTCTCGGCATACCCATTAATATTCGTTATTGATAATGCTGATGTATCTACAGTAAAATCTGTTACTGATTCAAACCCTGAAATTAGTATTGATGTAATGCTGCCTAACCTTGACGGATATGCTATATACGCATACTCGCTTGCCGTGCAATTAACTATCATACTACGGCTTGATATAGTGTTGCTTGATACTTTGCCCGGTTGTGTAGCAAAGTTATCTTCTACATCCGCTTCTGTATATCCACTGGCCTTATTAAGTTCTCCCCAGTATAACCAGTCAATAGTTGTATCTGACGTTGATAGTTGTAATGTGCTACTGCTTAACGAATGGTTTGTTGAAGCATATACTTTATACGATTCTGTATACCCGGCCGTATTCGTTGTTGATGTTGTCACAACCGCCTGAAACGGACATCGAACTGTATTAAAAATAAACCCTGCCGTGCTAAGACTTGTATACCTTGCCGGATAAGCTATCACTAAATAATTGCCTGACGTTGCATTTAAAGCCCTGCTTGTTGTATATGAAGATGACAATGAACTTGTCATTGACTCTATATCCGATTCAGTAATACCGCTATTCTTATTTAGTGTGCCATACCATAAATAATTACTAAATGTTATTGCTGTATCATAATCTATATCGCTATCAACGCCATCAGTTGAACTTAACCTGAATCGTAACGTAGAATCGCCTACCGCCGGATAATTAATTGCGCCTAGCGTATTAGTCCCTGTAGTAAATGCCGGAGAAGTCATTGTCCCTACTGAAGAATAAGCACCACCATTGTTTGACATTTCGATTGTTGCTGTAGTTGGCGGGCCATTAACATATACAGCCGTGCAAGCCAACGTGCTTGCACTTCTCCATAGACCACTGCCTATCAACTGTGTTGTTGTTTCGCCATCGCTAAACCCTGTACAACTAAATGTGAATGTAGTACCATCCGCTGCATTTACCCAGTTTGTTCCATTAAAAATAAGATGTTGATTCTTAATTGCCGAAGTGATTACAACATCAGCATGGTCGTCTATTGAACCAGCTGTTATAGTCGAATGACTTATATCTGTCGTTAAATTATGAGTATTTGTAATTGAATCATGGTCAATATCTGTAGTAAGATTATGTGTGTTAGTTAAAGCGTCATGGTCAAAATCACTGCTCTCTTGGTCGCCTGTGTTTGTGCCGCTCAAGTTTCCGAGATTAGTTATATCCCCAGCATCTATATTAGCAGCTAGAGAAACTGTAAATATAGGGTCGCTTTCAACAGCCGCACCTGGCTGCTCGTAATAGTCTAAGTTGCCTGTGAATGGATTGAATGTCCAAGGCATATTAAGTCTTTGTTATTGTTGTTAATGTGCTGCCACTATACGCTAAAGTTAATGTTGCAACTAACGTACCGCTTGATCCGCTTGTTTTATATTCTACTATCGATAAATTGCTACCTGAATAAGTCAACGCTATATAATCGTATTGGCTAGGAACTAAATTGTTAGCACTTATTGTTTTGATATTCCCATCATTATCTTGTAATACCGGAAACGCTAGTATGTTATCAGTTTCTCTTTTAGCATATAATACTGATGGCGCGGCATCTATTGACCCATACTCTTTTCTCTGTGTCATTATGAATTTACCTGAATGTCTTGATGTTTTGCCATTTCCCAAGCGTCGTCTTGTAACGTTTGTTGCACTCCGGACTGTGAGTTAGACGACATAGCTTTTGGTAAAGAAACGGCTTCATATAATTTTTTATACTGTTCACCCAGCGTGGCTGAATTGACTATCATATAAGCTATATCCGAACATAACCTATCTACCAACGCGTCTATAAACGACGCGGAATACTTTGTCGGGTTATCTAAATAGTAAACGTATAAAATCCCTAAATCAGCCGTATCAGCAATTATATAATCGCCTTCTTCGCGCCATACTGCCGGAGCATAACTTGTGCCATAAATTTTTATCATATCAGCCGGCTTCTGATACACATACGTTTCGCCGGTATAATACCAATCAACTTCATCGGTTAATGATGACAACAACGCGCGTTTAGTAGCAAAGTTCCATTTACATTCGCTTAATATTGACCGTAACGACGTTTCATACACGCGGTTAATTATTCTGGCGTTATTTGAATCATCGTCAATGCTGGTGATTGGCGCCGCGCCTACCTGTGTTAACGCTTTATTTATAATATCAACTTTAGATATAGACATATTTGTCCTCTATTAAGAGGGGCGAGTTTTGCCCGCCCCTCCAACGTGATGATTAAGTATAACTAACTTTGGTGTAAATTGTGCCTGCTGTTGGTGAAGTCATTGCTGTAACGCCGATTTGCATTTGAATAAGCGTGTTAGTCGTTCCTGTGGTGGCATAATACCCTGCCCCGCCCGGCGCGTTGGTAGTAACCACATTTGTTCCAAGAACACCGCCAGTTGAAGTAAACTTCAACGTGCTGGCGCTGGTAATAAACAAACTGGTGCTACCTTGAACGCCAACTTGAATCGTGCAAGTTGTAGGCGCGATTGTCGGGAAATACACTTCAACTGCTGTGATTTTCTTTCCCGGTGGAATTGACGCTATGGTGACTGTATCTGCAGTCGTCAATACGGCTGTAAATGCGAAATAATCAAGCCATATTTTTTCAACTGTTTTGATATAGCCATCGGGTATAATGTTATCGCCTGACCCGCCAGCGTCATACTTTGTTACATAAGCTCCTTTAAAAGCTGTCATTGTGTTCTCCTTTTGGCCCTATAGGCCGGTTAATTGTTATGCCGCTGAATATAAAGTGATTGCTCTTTCTTCTTCAAGTCTTGTTGACCCGATGTTTAATTCATAATAGACTTGCCAAGAATAAGATAAATCGGCTCTTTCATCAGTTCTCACTAATGGTGCGTCTGCCATTGCTAAACATAGACCGTATTTCTGGAACGCTAACCCGGTCAATGTTGAGTTAACAGAAGCTAACCTTGTTGACATAATCCATTTGAAACCTAACCAAGTATCAATTTCGCCTCTAACTAAAGCTTTAACTGTGTTGAAATCAGAAGACGTTGCCGCTGTTACATTCAATAAAGAATCTAACGTGTTCGGATCAACTATCATATATCTATCTTCAACTTCAACATCTTTGTTGTCTAACAAAGCTTTAATCGCCACTACTTCAGCTAACGTAATTGAATCGTTGGTGACTATCTTAGTATTTCCTTGTGTGACTGATGTGCTGCCGGTTTCGCCGGAATAACACGTCCCGATTGCTGCGGCTATAATGACATCGTCAATTTTGCGGCCTAATGCTTGTGCTGCGGCTATTGTATAAGCGCTGCGCGGATCGGAAATACTCTTTAACTCATCGCCTCTGTCTAACAACCTATTATCGTGGTAATCCACCATAATACCCATCCTGCGTCCTAAAACTGGGTCGTTGTTAGGTGTTTGGGTGTTACGACTTCCTTTGATTTCCATTGACCATTGACCAATCTGGTCTTGGAAGAAAGTCTTGCCTCTTACGTTCGGTTTCATATATACACAATTGATTAGCTTCGAATATTTTTGCTGTGCCAACTGCATAATATTCTGGCTATACGCTTGTGCATATATGGCATTCTGTGTGTCAGCCATTTTAAGCTCCTTTTAAGTTAATGATGTTTATGCTTCGTTCCGGTTGTCCACTTAAAGGGCCTTCGCTTCAGCATTTCTTATTCTGACGGGCGTTTTCAGCTTATCGGACGATCACATACTTAAACCGCAAAGGTCTGTCGATTATCCTTGCGCTTTAATCTTAATAGCATACAAACTATTGACATAATCAATAGCTGCTTGTCGTTCTCTTGGGCTTGCTTTATCGCTGTTATACGGATGGTTCGGATTCTTGACTATCTTCTGTATTTCTTCATCCGCTTGTTCCGGGCCTAAACTAAAGCGTTTCATTTGGAACTCGCCCATCTTGTTCTCCGCAAACTGGTCGCCTAACTTAGCAAGAAACTTTATCCCTCTTGCGTCTTGGCTTAACGTCGCGGTCAAATAATCGTTCATCTCTTGGTCATCGGAAAACTTGTTGATTACCATTTGACCTAACTCTATATTGGTTTCGTATGTATCGCCCCATTCGCCTTTCAGCTTGTTAACGTTATCGCTAATCAGCTTCTGGTGGTTTTCCATTGCTTTGTTATACGCTTCAATGTTTATATCGTTATATGTTTTCCAAAGACCTTTCGCTTGAGCCGGTGTTAGTTTATGCGCGTGGACTACTTCAGCAAACTTGTTCTTATCTATTGTTATGCCTTTCATTGAATCGGGTAGCTTTGAATCTGCTAACCCATACCCTTCGGATTTATCCGGTATCCCCATTGCTTTGCTAAACCGATTCCATCCTTCAACATCATTCACGTCTTTTGGAATTGGTACTTTCTCGTGGCCTAACAACTTCTCAAGATTCGCGTGGCTTTCAATAGCTTTGTTCAACCCGTCCGGTGAATCATCAAACTTCTGTAACAACGGGCTGTTTCGTAAATCTGCACTTAATGAAGACTTCCAACTTGTCGACGCTGTTGTTGATACCTGTGCTGGTGCTGACGTTGTTTCCGCTGGTATTGCTGACGTTGTTTCTTCTGGGTTTGAATTTGTCGTTTCCGGATTCAAATTCTCCATTCCTGCCTCCTTTACTTTTTATGCTTCCTTTTGTTCAGCTAAATTGACTATTTGCTCCGGTGATAACTCAAGAATTGTTTTAATTGTTGCTACAACCTGACGTTTACCATCGTTGATTAACGTCAAATCAGGGTTGCTTGGCACTAATATTGATTGATACCAGCAGCAAGTTTGTTCAAGAAACCGCATTACTTCCTTCCCTTGCGGACTATCAAACGTTGCGTGAAAGTTTGACTTCAACCCTGCTACATACGCTTTATCGGTTAATGAGTTCATTTCTTCCCCGCATTCTGCGCGTTAGCCACATTCAAATCTACTTCACTCCCGGCTTTAACCACTTCCGCGCCTTGTTGTGTTAAGTTCATCGCCATCTGTTGTTGCGCTAAATTAGCTTTAGTTTCACGGATAATCTTGACTTCTTCATCATCGCGTAACACTCTGACCGGTGATCCTAATATCGCCCACGCTTCATCAACCACTTTATCCGGGCTTATCTTATCAAGCACATCAGGCGTGAATTGTGCCATCTGGCCAATCAACTGTAACCCGCTGACTAAACTGTTCAACTCGCTTCTACGTTGCGCCTGTGCCAACTGGCTGATACAATCTATCTCATAACTCGGGTCTTCCATCAACTCGTCCGGAGGCGGTGGTAACTTCCCTCTGCGGAATAGAATACCTATTGTGCGGATAACTACGGGGTTTAACATTTCGCTGATATACCTTCCTACGGCTGGCCCTAACATTGTCATCTTCTCATTGATTCGTTCCATAACCTCCGGGTTATTCATTTGCTTCGTTATATTGTCAAACGCTAAAAACACATCGTTATACATCAAACTCTTGACTTTCATTGAATAATACTCAATCGCGTTCATCCCGGTCTGCGGGTCACCAAAGTTACCGAACGCGAATATATCTTTACTTCCATCCATTTTGTTCTTATTGTAATAATTCACCGCGCGCGGGTTAGCATTGAACGGCATAAGAAACGCGTTATCCGGAACTGCAACCGGCGGGTCAGTATGTTTCATCATTGCGCGTAAATTGGTCTTTGCTACTGCATTAAGTATGCGTGCAAACGGTAATGCTTTCATAG